TGCTCGCCCACACCCAACGATAGTTGGGTCCTGTCCATCCACAATGCCTCGCGGCAATATGGCACTCCTTTCTTCATATAAGGGATTTAGGTCCCTAAATGAATAAGAAGGTCGAGCTGTTTTGCGTTTGTCGAGGGTCTCGTCGGCACCAATTTCACCATATTCTAACAATTCGTCAGAGTTAAGTAATTTGAAACCGTCATCACGAACAAAATATCGGTTCAGCCATCCTAGGGTCACGTCGTGCTTATTAGCGACGAGTCCCTGGGACTTCCCGTCCAGTAGTTCAAAAAATGACCTAGGACGGTATGGCAGGACCATATTTCCGCGACTTTCAGAGCTCCCGTACAAATAGATCATGGTTTCGATATAATCTGCAGTCGGCAAAAATTGCTTACTGTTTTTTATAACGGCCAGATATCTATATTTACGCGGACAGAATTCCGAACGAATGCCAGAAGTACTGGGCATCCATTCCGGAACAAGTCTTATCTCTGAAGGAAGAAGGAGGTCTAGTAAGAACTTGAGGGTATGAAACATCTTAAAACCATGTCTATCACCCCAAGACTGCACCTTCTCAAAAGAGACATAAACCCCTGAGATACTTAAGATATCCTCCAGATAAAAAGGAGTTATATCATGACCTAAGTAATAGTCCCCACCACAAGACTCCCGAAAGGGACCCGTGTGGTAGGACTTATCGTTATTAACAATAAGTCCACACTTGGTTAAAGTATCACAGACCTTCTCATAACACTCGGAGGGACAAATAATATCGTCTCCATAGACCTCGGCTACTATATTACGCTTAGCGTAATTAAGTGACCTTTGAGTGGCCCACACTAGGGCTTTGAGTGTGATCGTCATCATGGGAAAGGTAAAACCGTTCCCCATAGTACCCATCATATTTAGCTTAATTTCGTGGTTCACACCATTTGAATAAGTTACTTTTGTACGGGGACTACGAACCGCTTGAAACCACTGAAGCCATTCATTTGGCCAAAGTAAAGATATTAGAGCGGGACTGATAAGATCAGAGCAGGACCGACAATCAATGGTGCACAAAGTACCATAGATTGAGCCGTGTTTGGCAAGTAGCTTATTCTTAGTTTCCTGAAGCCATAAAGGCGACCCAGAGTAAGAAAGAGCTGCGGTTAGATAGTTTTCACTAGCCAACTGCAAAGCTAGATTGCCAAGCGGTTCCGACGCTATAAGGCGCCGTTCGGTGGAAGACTTCTCTACGGTAGTACAACTGCTACCGGATGTGACAACTAAGCGTTCTACGGCATACTCATTGCGAGTATGCGGGTTGACGCTGAGCAGGGCACGGACAAAGGGAAGGGCTTGAGGTGTGCATGTCCATTTCTGAGATATTTTATCAACGAAATGTGATCCTGTCACGCCCCTTGCGGAACCCGGTCCGAAACGCCATCGACTTACCATGTCATAAAAAGACATAGTAGAGCCCCTCTGACCTGTTAAGGTAGAGGTGTACTCTTCAAGTAACTTATACACATATTGACGAGCTTCTCCAATGATAATTGGATCAAGTGAATCAAAATGAGTATTTGAACCGCAAAGTCGATTGTTAGCTTTAAATTTGTTAATAGCCTCATCACCGAGTACTCCATCCGGAGTATCGATCTTAAGTCTCTTATCAAACCGAGCAACAAGGCGAAACGCAGCTTGTCTGGCATACGCATCATGGTGTCCTGCAGTGTCTCTTTGTAATGCACGAAATAATGCATCTCGCATAGGATTATCTCCAGATACTTCGTTGTAGGGGGGGTGAAGTGCTACATGGAACCAGTTTGTGTTAAAGCAAACAGAGTAGCTCCATTCTTAGTTAGCCAAGCAATGTGACTGGAAATTGCAGCCTTGACATCGTCTGGTGAGTAAGATTCAGCGCCAGCAGGAATCTCTAATGAGGTTCTTATAATCGCCAGTTTAGGCGGATTATTGGCAGCGACGAGCACACCTTTCCTAGTAACAACTTTATAGCTGTTGTTCGGAAAGTCCTTTAGAATACCAGTCACAGGATTGGCAGATCCCAACGTGCGAAGAATCGCAGGTCGGAATGCAGTCAATGTGAACGGTTTAGACACCGTATGTGGACTGACATTCGCCAAGGCACCGGTACCTGTAAAGTAGACGATGACTTGTTTTGCATAATTGTTTGGAGCAGGGTCTGCTAATTGGTTCCAGCTAACAGCGGAGCCAAATGTGACCGATTCAGGAAGAGCAGAAGTTGTATCTAACATTGTTAGAACTCCTAATGGTTAGATTGAAATTCGGCGAGTAGTACGTATACCCTCACCATTGTTTGCCCCAAGCACTGAACCTAGATTCGCCAACTTGTTGAACCCATGACTGCCCATCTCACCGCAGGTTTTAAACCTGAGTTGAATATGGTCAGCGGATAACAAGAGCGGACTGCGGTTATAAGACTTGACGAGGGCTTCACCAGGACTAATACAGTAATCAAGGACCGAAGATGAATTCGGTTCGTTATATGTATTATTAGAGTATTGCACCATAGAGTGCGTACTCTTCCGGGTGACTGTTTCCATGAGAACACAGAAACAGATTCGTCCTTCAACACCATAGATCGTATCGGTGAGAAATTCTTGCATATTGCCGAAGTAGTCTGCTACCCAAGAAAATGGTAACAACTCCCAAGCAGCAAGAATAGCGTTCTCGCCAGAAAGTCCATAGTGCACAGGGATCGAAGAATAATCATTAGCGGCCTGGAGCTTAGTAACATAACCAACTTTAATCTTAACTTTTCCGTCAATGAAGTCGGTAAAGTTGATTGTAATTGGTCTTCCTGAGCCAAAGGAGGGGTTGTAAGACCCACACCTAGAATCACGAAAGTGACCAACTGCAGACACATTGACAGGATAGTCAACTTGTCCACCCAGTTGGGCCGCTAATGAATGGGCAGCTTGCTCAACATCATTAACAAGGGGCTTGACTGCAAAAGAGTAGGCAAGCCATGCTTCGGATGCATCATGCACAAGCTGTTTATAAGCGTGTCGATACCGTCCACTTCTAATCTGAGCTCTTATGCTCAGTAGAGAAGTAAGACCGGAATCTGCTGTTCTAGCCAAGTATTCGACGAGCTTGTGAAACTCGGTGAGCTCAGCTAGGGGAGCAGCGAGACTGGATGAAACATCCAACTCTCGCAACCGCTTCTTGATGGTTAAAAGAGCATAGTCGTGTGCAGATGAATCCATCGGCATAGCGCCGAGGACCACTGTAACATCCTCTTCAAAAATCAAAGAGATAAAACGACTAGGATCCGCGTTACTCCACGTGCGTGCACTTTGGAAAATGCGCAAAGGAATCATAGATGATTCAACACGTGAGAATGGCGTAGTTGCATCTTGGTGAGCACGGATTCGTGCTTTCCAATCTGGACAGCTAATGCCACTCCGAACTAAAGGAGTAATATTGTAGGCACTCAAAGTGGTGTCGTCCTGATCAATATGCGGCAACGCCGTCAGATTGTTCCAATATCTCCTACGACTTAATAACTTCACTGCTTGTTGAATAGCAGGTTGTTTATAAGACATAAAGAAACCTCTGGGTCAATA